GTGGTCACGGTCCATTGCCCACATGATGTGATGGCTGATCTCACCCAATGATCCGGAGATAGGATCAGCCAACTCGATATAAATCACACTGAAACGCATACCAGCCTCCGCTTGGTTTCTTTAATCAAGGCAGCCGCCAGCAGTTGATACGCTTCCACCGAGTAGCTGAACTTACCCAGCTTACTGGCTTCAGCCAAGTAGGCAGCATGATCCAAGCCTTGCTTCTGGCAATTTACCATGCACTGATAGCTGCTGATGAAGCCGGAGATACTAACGGATTCTTCTTGTACTACTTTCTGTGTAGCAAACATGGTGTTCTCCTTGGTCTATTGGTTAATGATTGATCTGGACAATCCAGCGTGCTTTGACTGCACGCACAAAGTACATCTTCGACTTCAAGCCATTAGTGTGCAGATGCACCATGGCTTTCTGTGCTGTCTTACGATCAGGTACAGCGTATAGAGTGCTGGCAGCATTAGCTCTGAGCATGACAACATCGAAGCCGGGTAGATAGTTGGGAACGAACACAGTAGTCTCCAGTAGATAGATGTTGGAATGATAAGTGTGCTAGTGCAACGATGATGGGGATGATACAGGACAGGTTAATGTATCGGGAAGATATCGGTTTGGTGATGTATGTAAGTGAGTACTCACTAACTTGGGGTACGCACCTGCTACGCAGCTAACTGCAGTGCTATCTAGCACCAACCTCACTCTGTCTCACAAACCTGCATAGGAAGACGCACTAACATCACTGTAGCGATGAATGCACCAATAGCAATCGGGAATGCAGCGAGAGGATGCAGACCATGGCCAATTAGTAGCCAATCCATGCCAAGGGAGGATGCTACGAAGGAGATCAGGCACAACAGGATAACGAGTACGAGACGGGACATGATGTGCTCCATGAATAGGGTGAATTGAGTTGATTAGACAGTACCACGGCATAGCCGGAGGCTGTCTTCTGTGGATGATGAGATAGTGGTACAGGGTGCCTGCACTGGGCTGTCTGCAGTGTGTGATGTGGGTGTGTGATGGTAGTGTGTGCTTTAAAAACTAAGCTCACCCCTGTAGGGATGAGCATGTTGGCTACAGATAGTCCTTCTCACGCTCCCAGAACTCCGGATCATGACATGGACCTCCTGCTGCAATGAACCACTGGTTTGCTGCACGCCGTTTTGCTACTTTGAGTTGAGCGCGCTTGGTCAGCATACGTTTGATCCAATTGAACATGGTTTGCTCCTGATGTATGAAGGGAAGACCACCACCGATGTTCTGGTGATGGCCTGGGACACATGATTACGGCGCTACAGTTGGACTTGCTGCTGCTACCGTTGGTGCTACCTGCCCTGCTTGGGGAAGTGCAGTGATGCCAGCTTCCTTCATCATGGCCTTGATACGCTCGTTGCGGTTGTGACGGGATTCATCAGCGAAAGTACCTGCTGCTTCTTCCGCCCACGTACCGAGGTGATTTGCTGCGCCTGCTACCTTGGCCAGTGCACTGAACATCAAGGTGAAGAACGAGAACATTGCTGCGAATGATGCACCCATGGTGTTACTCCTTAAGGATTGAGTTAAAGCCTGGTCGATCAAGCCAAGCCAGAGAGTGCTAGGTATATGCTTGTTGCGGACTCCTAGCGAGTAAGAGCGTACCTATGTGGTACACCAAGAACAGAAGGGGAGCTACCCCAACGTACCTATGACTACGTGCACACGCTATGCACACGCAACTTGACCAAGGCTAGTGATTAGACATACGTAGTCACTCGTATGAATGTAATGCGTGCCATGTGCTATCAAGCTCACACGGTTGGTTACGTGGTATCGCCGTACATGGACATCACACATCCACACCATGCGCGGAGCGCCATACTAGAACGGTATGGCATCCACCTCATTACCACACTGGTGTTGTTGTACGCTGTGCTCATACATCACATCATCGTAGTCATCCTCAATGATGTGGTAGGTTTCAGTATCCGTATCAAACAGTACGTCCATGCTATTCTCCAAGGTTAGTAGTCCATCGCATACCCGGAGGGTGGGGTGGGTAAGGCTAAGAATTCTTATTCGTAAGCAGTGGGGGGGGGTGGTTTCGGTTTTTGACGTGGACACCTCAGTACTACGTTGCTACCCATTTCATGTTGATCACGAAAAGTTTTGGTGTAAAAATTATATTAATCCCCGCTAAACCTGCGCACTATCCGCTACTGTGTTGCTCTATCACTTACTGTTTCCCTTCATCATCTTTCTTCTGTACAATCCCTTACCATACAAGGCCGATGGTCTAACTATGGGGATTAAGCCATGAGTGCACTGACAGTAGAACAGTTCCGGGATGCTCTGCCGGCTAAGGTAAAGAACAGCGTCAATCAAGTCCTGATTGACCAGGTTAATGCGACACTCAGTGATCCTGGGATGTACGAGAGCTACCGTGAGAACTTGATGAGCTACACCAAGGTGATGGCTGATGGTCGCTTCAAGGTGGAGAACTATGTGGAGGCGGTGAAGTATGTCAGCCACAAGTTGATGGGTTGTACCAACATCGAGGCATACACCAAGACCTTTCCGGACAAGTATGCGAACTTCGTGGCCAATGGGGTCACGGCCAAGGATATTGCCAGTTATGTGACTGCCTACAACAAAGGTAAGCTGGTCAATCTGATCTTCGAACAGACGCTCATTCCCTCGTATGTCTTGAACCAGGATCTGTATCAGCGGGCGTTGAATGTGCAGGCCGACCTGATGATCTCGGCCAAGAGCGAGAAGGTAAGGTCGGATGCAGCGGCGCATTTGCTGAACGCCCTGAAGATGCCCGAGGTCACCAAGGTGGAGCTGGAGATTGGCGTCAAGGAAGACAGTGCTATCGCTGAACTGCGCGCCACGACCATGGAGCTGAGCCGGATGCAGCGGCTGCAGATTGAGGCCGGTGCCATGAATGCGCAGGACGCCGCGCACAGCAAGCTGGTCCTCGACATGGGTGACGCCCAGGTGGTGAATCCATGAGACTACTTACCCTTCTTGGCTTCGCCGGCTTGCCGGCTGTGCTGTTCGGTGGTGCTATTGCCCTGGGTGGGTGCCCCGTGGCCGGCCTGGCTGTCGGTGTGCTGGTATTGCTACTTGGCTTGAATGTGCTGGGAAGGAATCGATGATCCCTATCAGCAACTCCGCCGCAGCGCTGGCCATGCACCAAACAGTGGCCAGTGTGATCCAAAGTGCTGCGCCGTGGAAGGTGGAAGACTACCTGAACCACACCAAGTACTCGATCGATCCGAACTATGTGCCCAGCGAGTTTGCCCTGGGCTTCATCACCTTCATCAAGCTGGTCAACGGTGCACAAGGGGAGGAGCACAAGACACCCTTGGTGCACTACCACATGCTTGACACACTGACGCATGGCGGCAACCGGGTCATCAACTTGTGCCATCGGGGGATTGCCAAGACCACCCTGATGGGTGAGTACTTGTTCCTGTACATCGCTGTGTATGGTGAGCTTCCTGACTTGGGCAAGGTGGACCTTGCCCTGTATGTGTCCGACTCCATCGAGAATGGTGTCAAGAACATGAGGAAGAACCTGGAGTTCCGCTGGGAGAACTCGGACTTCCTGAGGAAGTATGTGCCAACGGCGCACTTCACCGATATCCGCTGGGCCTTCAAGAACATTGACGGCAAGATGTTCGTGGTGAAAGGCTACGGCGCCAAGACGGGTGTGCGCGGTGCCAAGGAAATGGGTAAGCGTCCCAATCTGGCGGTGCTCGATGACTTGATCAGCGATGAGGATGCGCGCTCGGCTACGGTGATCAGTGCTGTGGAAGACACGGTATACAAGGCGGTCAACTACGCGCTGCACCCGACTAAGAACTTGATCATCTGGAGCGGTACGCCGTTCAATGCCAAGGATCCGCTGTACAAGGCAGTGGAATCTGGAGCATGGGGGGTAAACGTGTTCCCTGTGTGTGAGCAGTTCCCCTGCACGGAGGAGGAATTCCGTGGCAGCTGGCCGGATCGCTTTACCTACAAGTACGTCAAGGAACAATACGACAATGCGGTCAAGCTGGGCAAGGTCGAGACGTTCAACCAGGAGTTGATGCTGCGCATCATGAGCGAGGAAGACCGGCTTATCCAGGACGCGGAGATCAAGTGGTACAAGCTGGAGACGCTGCTCAAGAACAAGAGCAAGTACAACTTCTACATTACCACCGACTTCACCACGTCCGAGAAGCAGGCGGCCGACTTCTGTGTCATCTCGGTGTGGGCGTTGAACTGCGATGGTGACTGGTTTTGGGTGGATGGCATCGTCAAGAAGCAGGACATGGGTAAAACCATGGATGACCTGTTCCGCCTGGCGCAGAAGTGGAAGCCACAGGGCGTGGGGATTGAAGTGTCCGGCCAGCAGGGCGGCTTCATTCCTTGGATCCAGGAACGCATGCTGGAGAAGAACATCTGGTTCACCCTGGTTTCTGAGGGCAACAAGAACGAGCCCGGTATCCGCCCGACCACCAACAAGATGGTGCGCTTCAACACCATGGTGCCGATGTTCAAGGCCGGCAAGATGTACTTCCCCAAGGAATTGGAGAAAGATCCGCGCATGCTGGAGGCCATGAACGAGCTGGGCCTGGTAGCCGTCTCTGGCTTCCGCAGTAAGCATGACGACTTCATCGATTCGGTGTCGATGCTGTCCTTGATGAAAGCCTGGCGCCCTTCGGAGGAAGCCCCGATGCAGGAAACCAGTGAAGGCGGATTGTGGGAGATCGACGGCAGCGATGCCACCCCCAACCGCATGGCCTCTTATGTTGTATAAAGGATAAATATGTTTAAATTGTCACAGGTTTATGAGCAGCTGTCCATCGGTGAGTTGTCCCAGGTAAAACTGGGTGGGGAGGAAGGGGTTATCCCGGAGGACAAGTACCGGGCGGTGAACAACCACCTGCTACTGGGACTAACCGCGCTGTACAAGCGTTTCAACCTGAAGCAGAACAGCTTGATTATCCAGTTGCAAGCGGACCAGGATCGCTATGCCCTGCACAGCAAGTACGCGGTGAACGGGAAGAACACGACAGCACCTGTGCGTTGGATCATCGATACGCTGGCCGCGCCATTCCGGGATGACATCATCAAGATCAACACTGTCCGCGGCGATAATGGCGACGTCATCCCGCTCAATGACTACCTGAACGCAGACTCTGTCTTCACGCCGACCATGGACAGCCTGCGGGTACCCTCGAACCTGGAGGCCGGCACCTTCCTGAGTGTGGAATACCAGGCCAACCACCCGAATTTCATGGCTTGTTCGAATTATGTGGACCCGACCCGGACCCTAATCGAGCTGCCGGCCACACATTTACAGGCTCTCCTGTACTTCGTGGCTTCGCGGGTGCACAACCCGATCGGTATGGGCCAGGAATTCAATGCTGGCAACAACTGGGCGGCCCGCTATGAGCAGGAATGCCAGCGCCTGGAAGGGGATGGCCATGATATTGACGATGCTGCCCAGGTGCCACGGGCAAAAAGGAATGGTTGGGTGTAAACGTGTAGGCTGCACACATTTTTGCGGCTATTTTAGGGGTGAGTTATGACGAAAAAAGTACGAATTGAAAATGCCGACACGGCACCTTATAAAGTAGTGGTGGAAACCTGGGAACGCTCCACTCTGCCGGATGTGCCAGATACGCTGGTGGGGAGTCTACGCTTGGACCACCCTACGCAAATGACGGGTGACGGCACATTCATCACCAGTACGCGCTACCTGGTGATCAAAGAAGCAGTGTAGCTTAAGAGCAACAAGAGAAACGGCCCCAAATCGGGGCCGTTTTTGTGTGGAGGAGGTCTTATTGACCGGTGGAGCCGAGCCCGCCAGTGTTGCGCAGGGTGGAAGTGAGCGAATGAACACGCTCAGGAGGGGAATCCAGCACAGGTAGCAGCAGATATTGTAGCAGGCGGTCGCCGGCGGCCCAGGCAAAGCCAGGGAAGTGTTTAACTTTCAGTGTGGCAATCCATTCTCCCCGGTAATCCGAGTCGATGACGCCACAGGTGTTGTTGAGTTCCAAGCCATGCTTGGTGCCAACACCAGAACGCGGCAGGATGAAGGCCGCAAAGCCGGCTGGTACCTCGGCAGCGAAGCCCAGAGGGACTTTGATCGAGACATATTCACGTACACAGCCCGCTTCAGGCATGTAGAGGTCGTATCCACCGGCGCCCAAGGTCGACTTGGTGGGGAGTTGGAAGTCTGGATGGAGTGCAAGGAACTTCATGTGATGTATTCCTTTACAGAAACGATTACTGTGGGATAATTGCCCATCATTTCCATGGGCTAATTATGATTGATCACGCACAACTCGAAGAAGACACATCCGACGACGCTCAAGACGTTAAAGATCCTGGTGTGGATCCGATTGGGCTGACCAAGTGGGCTAATCCGCCGCGATTAATGGACCTGAAGCAAGACTTTCAGGATGCCCGATCAGTTCATTCCCGTCAAGAAACAAAGATTAACGAGTGGCTCGACAATCTCAACATCACCGGCAAGGCCCAGGTCAAAACCCCTGCTGGTAGCTCGTCGATCGTACCCAAGCTGATCCGCAAGCAGGCTGAATGGCGCTATGCCGCACTATCCGAGCCTTATCTGAGCACGGATGACGTGTTCAAGGTGGAACCAGTCA